TTTTGGGCAGATTTACCCTCCACCCTTAGCCCTTTAGCACCGCTTAACGATTCAAATAAACCACTCATCCCAACACCTTCTTCTTTCCTGTTTCAGGAACTAAATCGCCCGTTAAGAATGTCTCCCGCCTGCCACGAGGCCGTTTCTTTCGTGCCTGCTCTTCTGTTTCCGGCGCAACATCCGGTATCGCCTCTGGAGGTGGTACTGGAGGGGGTTGAACTGGTTTACTACGGCCGCCACCGCCAAACAATCCGCTCATTTTATTATCCTCGAATATAAATAACCATCTGTTTTGTCCGGAAAGAACAACCGCATAGTTCCTTCTCTTTGAAAACCTAAAAATTCTACCATCTTAATAGCTTGTGGAAAGTCAACTCTTATATGCGCCTCGGCTCGCCATAAATTATTTTTTTGTATCAACAATTCAATATGGTCTTTTATAGCGTGAAGCGTAGAATGACTTCCGGCTTTTTTGAAATCTTTAGCTAACATTAACCATAACAAACCAACGCCCTCCCGCCATTTATTCAATCCGCCTACGCCTACAATTTTACCTTCAAAAATTCCCGTATAGCAATTCTCGTCCGGTATTTGCATATATGGATAGTCCTTGACCGCATCCTCGAAAGGATTCAATCTTACATAATCCAAATCAGCTTGCGTAGCTTTACGAAATTCCATTATCGTCCGGTCTTTTCAATTCTTGGTATCATAGCCCTAACAGTACACGGCAACGGGTCTGACTGTGAAATAACAAAAGTATCTTCAATGCCAAATCCACCATCACCAATAACTACAATACTTCCTGTAAATAAACCTTTAATATTGCTACTATTTTCCCATCGTACATTATCCCAGTCAATGTCAAATAACTCGGTATCCGAATAACCATATTTTGCATTTAAGGTATCATGGAAACTAAGAGCAATCTCTGATATTTTCTTAATACTGCCACTCGTAGTTCCAGTCGCAAAATTCATATCCATCCTCATTGGAATCGCTTTTGAAGTATAAGGCAAACCACATCTAACATTTCTGGCAGCAGTAGAAAGTGTTACTTCTCCATCTTCGACTCTTTGTTGCGATAACACTTTGCCATCGGCTAAGATAGCAACAATTTTTCCTTCGAGATGGTCAAGGCCTGTTATAACAGTTGCTAATGCGCCATTATAAACAATTCCGCTATCAACAAAGAAAGAATTTTCTTTTCTAATATCAAGGTATCTCGACTGAAGTTGTTCTATATACACTTTGTTATCACCGCCAATAGCCCTAACTATTGAAAACCAAATCTTATCTTCACTGGTAGATGGAATAACAGCACCAGATTGCACTAATCCATCCGTAGGATGATTCGCCCACGCTACTACATTTTGTTCTCGTTCGTAACTCAATGAAATTGCATTTCCGTTATCAAGACCACACCATAAAATAGAGTCAGGATTCTTTTGATGAGCAATCCAAGTTATTCCAGACTTTGTAATATGTTCTGAAAGAGCAGTTAAATCTGGTGCAATATACTGCTGTTGAGCTTCATTAAAAACAAGTTCTCTTACTTTCCTACCAACGGAATCTACAAATAATACTACAGAACCAACTTCTATCGCTTGTATATTAGTACTACCGTACGCTGTTTGTTTTCTTATATTAAAATCAGTTGGAGTCAATGCGGTATCTAACTCAGATGCCCTGATACGAAATTCTTCACCAGAAGTGCCAATCATTAAAGCATTGAGTGCGGCAATCCATTTTATAGAATTAGAACTGGGCAAATCTAACGCAAACGAATCAGCATCTTTAGTTCCAGCCTCAAAGTTTTCATAACTACCAGAACTACTTAACCATATTCTATTAGGATTGTTTTCGGTTCCACCATAGATAATTCTTTCCTCAAATAAACCTATCGCTGTAGGATAACCTCTTACAGCAGACCACGCCCCTTCTGCCCATCTTTTCGTTTCAGATATTTGACTAATTTCTGAAACAACTATCACATTAGCTTCCGTAGAAGATACGACTTCATTTATTCTGACAATACCGGATTGTGTACTTGATGTCGCTTGAAGGTCAGCATTTACCGTGCCACCCGTATAAGATGTTACATTTATTCGGTATTTTACATTGTTACTTTCTTCTATTCCAGAATACTGAACATTTCTATCACCAACACCATTGGCCATTACTGATACATATGTTCTATAGGGCTCCCATCCTGCATCATCTTCATTTCGTTCTAATGCGACAGTAGCATCCCAGTTACCATGTGTATTAAAATTAAAAGCCCCTTTTATATCAAGAGGAACTTCCATAACACCAACGCTTGTAGCAGTACCGCTAATCGTACTGGTATTAACAACAAGACTTGCAGAGATTGTTCCACTTGCATGTGATGTTACATTTATTCTATATTTAGTATCATCAGTAGTTTCAGTGGCTTTGTATGTTCGTGTGCCACTGGTGTAAGTTATTACATCTGTACTATTTACCCAATCGTCAGTACTTTTTTGAAGTTTTACCGTTCCCGACCATGTAGGGGAAGTAATAGAAAAAATATAATCTCCCAAGACTTTAATCGCCGAACCAATTATTCCGGTTTGAGTACCAGTCTTTGTGCCACTTATTTTACGATTTACTCTTGGATGAGTGAGTTTAAATAAAGCACCGACATGTCCCGATTCAAATATTGCAGACGAAGCGAAAAGTGTACCTCTTTCTCCAACCTCTGTTACATTAACACTCATTGTAACGCCATCATCTTCGGCAATATCATTTCTTTCAAGAAACGGGCCATCCTTAAACTCAATATCTTCGAGCGTAAAAGCAGTTGGTGTTGTTCTACTCAACTTTGCCTGTGGATGAGATGGATGAACACACCACATAACATCGTTAATCTGCTTAGTTTGAATTTGGAGTAATTCAGAAGACAAATAGTCCGTTGATATTTCAACGTGAACTTCCCCTACCCCTAATAATGGACTATCACCATAATAAAATCGAGCGTATTTTTCACCAAATTCAATCGGATATGCTATATCAGAAGAATATACAAATGGCATCATTCTTACAATATCAAGTGGTGCTAAAACATTATGATGTTCTGTTATTAAAGTTAATACTAATGTAGATGGCGAAACAGTTATGTCTTGTTCTATTGCAGTAGAAGCATTGCCAAGTGATAAGGATAATGCTAATACCGTTGGCGTGATAGTAGTATCTACAACAATAGTGGGAGCATTAAGAGTAAGAGCGCCGGCCAATACAGTTGGTTCGTGCGTTTTGTCTATTGCAATAGTTGGTGCATTTAAGGTTAAAGTTAAAGATTGTACAGTATGTATTATCGTGGGGCTATCATCAACATCAACAGAAGAGCCAAGAAGACTTAAAGATAACGCCAGAACAGTTGGTTCAACTGTAACATCGAGATTTGTTTGCTTAAAGGCTGCGACACACATACACCAATCATCATCGCCATTATAAATACCACCCCCATAAACACCTGCTCCATATGTCTGCGTTGTCCAGCTTGTCGCTATTGCGCCGGCAGTTGCCTGTAAAGTATATTGATTAGCGTCAGCATAAAGACCGTCATCGGTTGTATTTAATTCCGTTCCCGAATTGGCTGTAGGAATAAAGTCTTCGCCACTTCCTAATACTCCGACAATCACTGCCCCATCTAACGTAGGTGTTACCGAAATTGAAGGACTTGCCGATGTACCAGAACTACCACCGACAACGTCTAACCCGCTTGTATAACCTGCGGTTACGTTATAACTCGATGCCTGAACGTGTAATGTCAGAGAACTTGGATTTGGAATACTAATTTCTTCGGCAGAACCAACATCAGGCTCAGTCAAATACCATAACTCACAACTACATTCTGGATTAACACTATATTGCCTTGTTTCATCAGCTTGAGTTAAAGCAACTCCGTTATAAGTAGGCGCACCACCAGAACGTTGAGTCGAACCACCGGTTACTATACCCAAAACAAGAAGTTTAGCATTTGCACCGCAAGTATAATTGCTGGTAAGCGGGTTCGTGCTTCCAGAAAACCTTAAATTATTATCAAATGTGTGAGCCAATTATATTCCACCACGAGGGGCTAAAACAGATTGTATTTGTGTCTGAGCCATTATTGAGTTCCTATCGCCATAACTGAAACATAAACAGGGTCAAATTCCGTGCCATCAGTGGCATTACAAATAATACGCACCGAACCGGCTGCTGGGGCGACACCATATTTAGTACTTACATGGCCGTTTTGGTTAGTATCATATTGAGAACATACGCCTGAAATTGCATAATTTCCATCGGCAAAATCAGTGTCCCAAGTTATTGTATAATCACCTGTCCCATTTTTTGTTATCGTTTCACTTATATTACAACCAGCACCTTTGGTTATCGGGTCTGAATCTGTTCCATCAAAAACTACCCACGCTTTTACACTTATAGCCGTTATCTGGTCATCTACATATTTCTTATTAGCAACCGCAGCGTCCGCAACCGGTGCAGTCGCATTAGTTTGTAATGCCTCAGTTTTTACTTTGCCATCAGCAGCCAAAGATACATCAAGAAACGCATTTAATTCCGTTCCGTATGTACCGTCAGAAGCGCCCGGCGTTGGTTTCGTAGCCATATTTATCTCCTTTAACTTGCAAGTGTGATTATACCTGCTGCGTCCCACTGAATTGTAAATGTACCAGCAGCTACGGTCTTTGCTCCGCCAAAGTCTATAGAGCAAATAAGGTTATTACTTGCCGTTGAATCATATATCACGGCATGATACGCCGTAAATGTCGCAGTTGTCCACTCTACGTCATCTGCGTCCCACTTGGTTGTAGCGGCCTCTGTAACAGCCTTAGAAGCCAAGGAAACCCCGCCCTGAGTATAACCACCAGCAGTTGCTAATTCATTGTCAGTGGTATAAACAGTGTGGGCAGCGTTAAAAGCGTGAGTATTGTCATATAACGCTACCTTAATCGTATCCGCTTCTAAATCGACTACTTTGTTCATTAAATTCGCCTTAAAACGTGAATACAAGCCTGAACTCATAATATATCCTTTCTTAAATATTTATTTGTTAATACTTCCTGCTATCTTGAGGCAGGGAATTTTGACAACAATATCAACCCGACCATCGGGATGACGTACTTCTTCTGCTTTAGCCTTAATTACCGGAACACCGGAAGAATTGTCAGCTTCGACTATTTTGTCGCCCATTTGAATCTGCATACTAATATCCTTTCGCTACTTTTATAAATCTTGTGCCTGGCCTTCGTTCTATTGCCCCATAAATTCTCGGAATGAAATTCTCCAACTTGCGACATCCTGATTTATATTTTTCAATGTCAGAACGTGCGTCAATAAGCGGAGTAAATAAACCACCATTCAAATTGATTATCCCGATATTAACTGACATTTTCTATTTTCCTAACTCTTTGTCTCATAAGGATTAACGGTCATCATATACATTCAAAATTTGACTTTTCTGTGAAGATAAAAAGTCCATCTGGTCAGATAAATCTTCTAAAGTATCACCATCTGCGCCGATAAGAGTATCTGTAAAATCTGCGCCTTCTATAAGTACACAATTTACTTCTCTTCTATACACACCAAAACCAATTACTCTCGTAGCATCGCTTACTACAACAACGTCGCCCGCAATCAAATCTGTGGCAACAAGAGCAGTGTAATAACCCGTAGCACCTATTTCCGGTAAATTCTGGTCGGCTGCACCTCTGGCAGAACCATCAGGTTGAAGTGGTGTCATAGTCAGTGTATCACCGGTTTTCCAACCAAATTGTATTCTTGCATTAGCCATTTGCATTAACCATTTGCATTAGCCATTATCTATAACGGGCATCATTCCATATATCTAAATCACATTGACCTACAGTATTTGATTCCTGACTGTCCAAAGACTTAACTATGGGCCATAACCTGGCAAGTTCTTTTTGTATCGACTCTTGAAGTTTTGCATTACCGCCAGATAAAGGCCCAATAAACTTTAACGCTAATTGCAAAATAAGAACTTCTATAAATAACGGGTCAAACTCTGTAACATCAGTTACTTTCTTAACATATCGAATGGACATCTCATCTTCGTTAGTGAGAAGCAACTTTCCTTCAATCACATAAGACCTGAAATTGGTAGTCGAAATACTATCTTCGTAAATAGACTTCATTCGCAAAAAATCATCCGGTAAATCAAAAGCATAATCCCATTCGAAATCTGGAGTATCTGTTGATTCCAATTTAGCCCTGTCAGAAGCAAAACGCCACCAGTGAGAACGTAAAAGCGAATCTCTTGTCAATTCATAATGTAACCGGCACTGAATAGCCTGTATAGAAGTATCGCTTTCAACATTTTCAATTCTTGTTGCGCCAATTTTACCCAATGCCTGATTACACAGACTTGTTTCAGTTAATATTTCCGACAAGGCCATCATGTCTCCTTAATCACTACTTTGAGTTGTTTGCCAGATTGGAGCATATACGCTAAAGCAGTAGCATCGTCCTGACTTAAATGTATCCCTTTACCAAAATGTATTTTATCGCCATTTGTTTGGGTCTTAAAAATACATTGGTCAGCCTCGACCTTGAATACACATTTAGTTTTTACGGTTGCCATAATATCTCCTAACTTATTGGCGCATCGCCCGTATAACCTTCAATATAAACAAACGCAGCAGTGTAATAACCGCCACCATCATTCTCACCAGATAAATCCAGCGCCTTGTTATCCGTTATCTTTAATGGTTTGGTAAAGTCTTTCGAGAAAGTTGACTGCCCTTGTGCTTGTAATTGGATGGGGCCGAACACTTCATTGCCAATACCATCTACCAAGGTTAATTTACAATCTATTAAGTAACCGTGAGCCGCACTTGATACTAACCCCATAGTTACGTGAGTAAGATACGTTGCACTGTTAGGTCTTGTCGGCGCAGCTTTTAGTTCGTGATTCAAATTTGCAAAATCGCTCGAATGATAATTAACCGCCCACGGCCCAGTTCTTACGTGAGTTATCTCTTCGACTATTTTAGGTGTATTAGTTTCAGCCATTTTCCCCTGCTATAAAAAACAAACTTTTATAATTGAAATGGTCGCATACAATCGTAGGGTCAACCCAGATGTCATATCCGGCCTCTATTGCAATCCTGCTAAAATACTCATCTTCGCCTTCGTCGTAACAACTACCCTTGTCATCAACGGCGTGATAAGTTATCTTAAAACAGGGGTTTTCTAATTTCTCGATAACCTCTCTTTTGATAAGAAGCGTTGACCCACCTATCGCCGTAGCTTTTATTAGCTCATCGCCAAGTGGTTCACTTGCACTTTTCCACCAGCCGCCGGTCTTAAACGACCATACTAACCCCCTTGCCATCATCGGATAAATACCAGCCACAATAGGCAAATCGTAGTCAACCAGTTTCTTTAGCGTACCGTCCGGCGGAACAACGTCAGAGTCCATAAAGTACAAATGCGTTACATTAGGGTCTTTGAGCGCCTGATATGCAAACGTACTTCTGCCTACACCGGCTTCTCTTGAACTGGCATAGCCCCACTTAACATCAGGATGCCTTGCTTCTGTCGAACAATACATAGCCGTGCGAACATCTATCGTAAAGTTCTTGTCAACTGGTACGCCAATGACAATCATCCAGTAAACCCTTCAATCCAAACAAATATAGCACCAGCACCAGCTTCTTTAATATCAATAGCATTACCAGCAGCTACTTTTATCGGCATTGGAAAACTAACATCTATATTCATACCATTTGTAGTAGTAGCATACTTACCAAACAATACTGTAGCATCACTATCTTGTATCTGAGGGTCAACAGCAGCAACTTCACTTTGCATTATTATCCTTGTGATGTAATGACTCTTACCAGTTACTGCGGTTACTATCTCTTTGGCGGTAGTAGCGTCTGCCTCTATACCATTCGTACAAAAAGGCACTGCCCAAGTAGGTATAGCGCCACGTTCTACAAGTGTTGGATTGCTACTTGTATCAAGTTCTATAGCCATAGTTTATCTCCTTAAATACCTCGCTCAGGATACATTGCAGTTTCGCAAATCAACTTATTTGCTGCAAGCGTTGCGCCTCCAGTTGTACCTCCCGCATCAGTAGAACTTCTTGTTGCTGCCACATAAGCAGGGAAAGTTACAGAATCGTTAGAAAAATCAACAATACCAAAACCCTCATTTGCGTGTGATTGCGCAGTTGCAGCAGTTAATCCGAAACTCGTTGCATTGTCAACAGCCCACAACTTAGCCATCTCATATAAATCATCCCACGTCATTGCTTCTACACTTTTGTAGGGATTATGCTTAACATAAAACAAGAATCCCCAAAAACATTCGTCTGCATCAACAGCCATAATAATACTCCTTATTTTTTCCTGAATATACGTTCGTAATTTTCGTCATACTTCTTTTTATTCACAGGTCTTGGCGCATCGCCTTTGCCGTAACTTGTCTGCCTGCTAACTCTGGGTTGTCCATCTCGGTCGGTATAACCGGCTTTGTATGTGCGGTGATTTACTTCGTCTTTTATACTACTTTCAGACTCGCTTACAGGTACTATCATATTGGGGCATCTATGTCGTTTTGTTATTATTTGCATAAAAAATAGGGAGGGATTTCTCCCTCCCAATCCTTACTTCTTTTTGTCCCCTTTGTCTTTTTTATCAGACTTCTTGTTATCTTTGGGGACAATGCGTTTACCGTTTTTATCAAACATAGTCATAATTTACTCCTTAGATAGAACCCTGCAACATAATCAACGGGCCATCATTTGCAGCATCACCAACCATAACATAACCAGCGTATTGGCTGGTTACATATGTTTCAATATTGCCGTGAACATCAATTGAACCATCATGTCGCCACCAACAACCACCAAGATACGTATTACCAACAGTGGACTGAGGAGCAACAAATGCTGGGCCACGAGTCTTTATCCATCCATAGTAATTATCTGTCAAGAGAGCCACTGGAATACCTATAAACCCTTGTGTTCCACCGGAATTACCTTGTTTAGCAGCGGCGTATGGATTTGCGTAAAGTTCCATATTGTCAGAAGTAGTAACTGCTACAGCAAGTGGACGGTCAAGATACAACTTAGTTGTGGTTCCAGATGTTGCTTCATTGCTTTGGATACCGTAAACCTGCCCATCACCGGTTGCATGAAATAAGAGTATATAGCCACCTGAATACTGGTCTTCAGCAATTGAACCTTGTGTAAGAGTAATCTCATTTGAACCAGCAGGAGAAGGGGCTCCAATTGCCTCATAACTTACAGCGGCTCCAGTTCCTTCGTCCCATACACCAAGTTGATAAGATGTATAAGTAGAAGCGGCCTTACAGTATTTATAAACGCTTCCATCCCATGTTATTTGGCGTGTTCCAAGTGTAAACCTCTGGGTCGCATCATTAGTTGAAAGCCCAAGCATGTTATTACCAGTAAAGTCGTGTGGAGCAGCAGGCCAGTTAATAGGATTAAAGGGATATGGAAATTGTTTACTCATTTTAATCTCCTTTCATTAAGCAGCGGCAGTCGGAAGTGCTATCTCGACTACTGCGGGGCCTTCTACACGGGTTGCGCCAATACTAAGCGTAGAATAAACTTGAGTACTGTTTAGCATCATCGGAAGAACATCGATAGAAACGGTCGGCTCTTCAGCGACTGCAAGCACGATAGCATCCTGTGCAAAAGCATAGCAACTTCTGACGGTCGTATCAACTGCGTCTCCCAGAAGTCTGGTGGACTTGAGGAATTTGAATCCCATAAAGGTATCAACCTTCCCCTGTGCTAACGCTTTCACTGTATTATAATCCGCACTCTTAACCTCAGTTGTATTCAATAACTGGTTGATGTTGTACGGATTAGTCAGGAAATAACGCTGTCTGGATTCATCAATTTCTGCATCATCAAGAAGTTGTTTGCAGGTAAGTAACTTAGCGATAGTCAACTGGGTATCAGTTGTAGCATCGTGGTCGCTACCTGCAGCTTCCACTGAACCGTCGGATTCAACAAGGCGACATTCGCCTACGTCATAGTTTTCAATTATAGTTTCGCCGGCGTGTCCGCCGTAAGCACGCCCACCAAGAGCGGCAATTATCACATCATCGATAACACGATTCAGGGAAAAAACCTGATTCTGGGCATACACCGACTGAGGGTCGATAAGCATTTTCAGTCTATCAGGCTTGTCGATTATGTCAGCGGGGACTACATAGTCCATCATTGTCAGTTTTCGACGGGTATGGTCGGCATCGGAGATAGGAGTCGCACCATGGCGTGCGCCACGAGGCTGAGCGTCCTTAGGCCCAATGCGTTCCACATACATCGTATCGCCCGTGACCTGCTCGGGTCTGCAACATCCTCGCAATAACGAAGGTTTTTGCTGCGATAAGAGCAGAATGTTGGCCTTAAACTGGTCAACAAAGGCGATTGGTATCTGCATACTCATTTGATTAGCCTTTCATTTAGTTGTTAATTTACCTCGGAAAGATAGTCCGCAACAAGCGGGTCTGTTCCTATCTAACGCCGATAAGCGAGCCGATTACGGCCATTTTCCGGGGCCTGATGAAAGGCTAATCCGACTACTATTCCCTACCCGTGGCCATTAGGTATTCACAGGTTGAGGATTTATTTTTTTCCTTATTTCCATTACTTTGGCTGCCAAATCCATTCGCTGTTTATGCGTGCCGTTGAGATATAACGGATTGGCTTCAATCTCATCTATCTGAGTCTGTAAATCAGAAGGTGTCGGGATATTCGTAAATTCAGGCGATTTACTTTCAGAGAACTTCTCACCCAAATTTACAGAATACCTTATAAAGTCAGGGTCGTTACCGAACTTATCGGTAAGTCTTTGCTTAAACTCCAAATCGCCTTTGGTGCCCTGTTCTATTGCGATATTTCCGATATGTGTCTTCTGCTCCATCGCAGCACCATATTCCAGTGAAAGACCGGACTTTAATTTTGACATTGCTAACTCTTCGGCCTGTTTCCCGCTTTGAATATCAGCCAACATATCATTAGCAAACTCTGCGATAAACTGATTCGCAGCCTTTTTACTAACGCCACCTTCAAAGAACCGCTCCTGCCACTTAGTAATTCTGTCGGCAGGAAATACCTTTTCAGCAAACTCAGGCGGGAAACCTTCCGGCACAGCAAGACCATAATCTTCGACCGTATCCGGTCTGCCGCCGATTCTGTAATACTCAGACCATTCATCTTTCGGCGAAGTTTCATCTGGAATAGCAATCGTATTCTTTCCAACCATCCTTTTGGTATCAACGAACATTTTTGCTAAAACCTTGGTATCTTTTACCGTCTTGAGACTTGCTTCGTCTCGATACCCTTCGGGCAATGTACTCTGCCATCCTTCAGATAAAGTGCCATCACTGCCAAAGTAGTTAGGTTCTACTACCGGCTCCGCTATCGGCTCCGCTACTGGCTCCGCTACTGGCTCTGCTGCCGGAGCTGCTACTGGTTCACCTGCCATTGGTCAGCCCCCTTCCAAATTGTTTCATATTCTCTGGATTGTTAATCCGTTTGATGGCGGTTGATTTCCGCATCTGAATATCAAACGACTCTATCCTTGCCTTCGGATTATTTTTCTGGAAGACAAGAAAATCTTCGGAGTCCTGATAGAAATACGGGCCACGACTTTTTTCTATCTTCTTTTTCATATCCGTCGGCTTTCCGGTAAGCTCATCCATTACGGTTTCCATCCTGACAAAATCATATGCAATCACTTCCGTAACTCTCACACATCCTCTTGCAACTGTCTCGTCCTGCTCTTCTTCCCTGTACATACTTGGGGCTGAGGTAGTCTCTTGCGAGGCCACAGCTAATCCGTCTTTGCTCATAATTTTCCTTTCAATAATCTGATATGTTTTTTACAATACCCTGTTTTTCCCACACTTTCTGTAAAAACCGTTTTCTCGCTCGCAACGCTCTTCTACTACCATTAAATAATATTTCAAACTTTTCTACTGCTCTATCGGCCGTACCAAACACTTCGGCAAACATCCTCCCTTTGTATTCAGTAGATATTTGGTAATAATTACCCTTTTTTTCACACCTAATATTCAAATCTTTCTTCTTTTCTTATCGAAATCCAACCATTTTCTTATTTCAAGGATTACAAACCTCGAACCTTCGTTAAAATTGCACGTACTTTGAGAATCTGCATCAAACGTACTCTGGTTCTCGAAACAAAACTTCGACAAATAATCATAAACTCTCTTGCCAGGGCCAGACTCAAATGAATGTTTGAAGTCAGATACCCGCTGCACGAGAGCTTCCTGTAGTTCTTGTTCTTTCATTTACGTTCCCGTTAAAGCAATCAATTTTTTGCATCTTGAACAATAATTGTGTCTACGATATTCTTTTTCTTTATTTAATCTAATGCGAAGCCTCGGTGCTTCTCTTTTGAAGTTATGGCCAATAATTTTACAAATAAATCTATTCATCTTACGCTCCTATTAAACTTCTTGGCCATATTTCTCCAAGCCATTCACCGCATTGACAAAATATATCTATTATTCCAGACTCCCATTGTTCAGTTCTTAATTTTGTTTCACCAGCACAGCAGTGGCATTGTTCTATCTCTTTGTAAATTCCATTATTTTCTTTTATCACATCAAAGCCAGTCGCTTCTTTAACGAGATGATTTACATTATTTCCCATTTACGCTCCCATTACTTCTTTTTCCTTGCGGGCTTCCCCGTAGGTTTCCATCCGTGAGATACGGCCCTTAAAAGATTGGCTTGTCTTCTGGCCTTTGTTTTTGTCGTGCTTTTTGCACTAACCTTTCTGCCGTGTGAAACTCTATAACCATTTACTTTTTTAATTTTTACTGGCATTTTACGCTCCCATTAAAGCCTCTGCCGGACTGTTTTCTTCAGGCGCTTTTGTGGCACCTGGGTATGCCTGACCTGCAACCTGAGCAGCCTGTAATGCTAATTGTGCCTGTTCTTTTTCGGCTCTTATCCTGCGCTTCTCATCTCGCTCCTCTTCAGTAGCCATATCCTCAGCATTAACGCCGAACGTCCTGCCCATACGCATAATAGCGTCATCGGGGTCAACGTTATCAGTTGCGCCGGGAAAGGCACTTTCCATCTCACTGACAAATATCGCCCATTCCTGAAACGCCTTCGCCTGCTGACTTCTTAACTCAAGAGCAAACGGCCCCACAAACTCTAATCCGAAATTAGTACCCTGTAATTCGGCGGGAGGCGGTTCGACTACTCCATTTCTGATAAGTAATAAAATACTTCTGGTTACACAACTATCCAAAAGTTCATACCACACCCTTGCTATCGGAGGCCCAATCTTGTGCCACGTCTGTTTAATACGCTCTCTTATCTCAAGTGTAGTCCGTCTGTCACCGGTTAAATCCTGTAACGGAGAAAAAGCGTCCCTGAAAAATGCCCTGTGAATTAAATCCTGCTGCCTGTCTAATGATTTCTCGTTTATAGGAAAATTGCCATTCAAATTAGAGTCAAGCGCCCTTATCGAATTCATCTCCTGAACAATATTTTTTGCTCCTGGTGTAATCCTTACGGGGCCGTCAACTGAATATAAAACTTCCATTGGCGGAACCGCCCATAAATTACCAACATCAATCCAGTTCCTCATCGACTTGTCCAGAACTTTAATCTGTGGAAGTAATTCGGTTCCTATCCCCCGCCCGTGCTTTTCGTTTGCCGGCCTTTTCCATCTTGCACTGTGATATGGAAATTCAGGAAAACCACCTTCCTCAACTATTAGTTTTTCCTTCTCGTTTACTATGATAGACTCCCACGGCATATTACCGGAAAAACTTTGCGATAGATTGGGATTTACTATTTTTCTTGGCCTTACGAGATAAATGAAATTGAATAAATCGTTTTGCTTCTTCGGTTCGGCGAAAGCATCCATAACCTCTCTACCAACTTTATCTCCGAACTCTTCAATCGCCTGCCTCGGTGTGTATTTTATAGTCAGGATTATCCCGTCAACCAACTTCTTGCTATTCTCAATAAACTGGTACGAACCCAATACGCAATTCTTATAATTCAATCCCGTTCTCGGAGTCCATTCAGAAAAAATACTTGCAGGCCCGAAAATTATCAGAGACCTCAAGACCTCATCGAATTCAGTTATGAAGTTGGATTTATAAATTGCCTCGTGAGAAACCTCAGTCAGCATAGAAATGTATCGCTGAATAGAATCACTGGTTATATTACTGGTCTTAATTGCATAAAACGGCTGTCCAGCCGGAATTAAAATCTGCTTCAGACCAGATACCATATCCTCGGCATCTAACATAGGAGTCTGGTCGTAAATCTCAGTAGTTCTTATCGAACCCGTCTCATAAGTTGCATTTATTTGAACGTAAGGATATAGTTTATTCGCCGTCTGCTGCCATAAACTTCTTATATTGCCCTGTAACTGTAACTCACGGTTACGAAGGTCGATTATTTCTTCGGCTTTTGTCGCCATATTACACCCTTGTATAGTCCGAAATTACGTCTTCCTGTTTTTTTGTCCCGTATCGTGTTTTAACCGTTCCTATCTTCCAGCCGCTGGCGGCCAGAAGAAAATAATTAAGAGCATTCCGATAGTGAGCACCAATTTTCTTATCGCCGGTATCTCTGTATCTGAAGACGAGCTGTTTAGTTCTCTTATTCTTTTCCTCGAACCTCGCACAATTACAGCATTGAGTGGCAAACGCCTCTATGTCAGGAGTCTGGCGGGGTAAAATTAACTTACCTTCCTTTACAAGTCTGTGAGTAGCATCGAAAATACCCGTTCGATTGACCTTCACAATACCAGTATTATCATTCCAGATAGCATCCTGAGCCTGACTATCTGAATAAATACTTAAGGCCACCTTAAATCTCTCTTGCCTCTGAAACTGGCTCGAAGCATCGATATTGGGATGCCGGTCGACAACAGCAGACTTGACATTAAACATTCTCGCCAAATCGTGCACTTCATTAAAGTCTTTACATCTGGCGACCTTAACAAGCTCGTACCTCTCGTTATCAATCCTGACACCTATAACAACGTGCTTAACCGCATCATTATCAACACCCATAGCACAGGGGCCTGAATGACGGTCAGGCATTATATCCCTGCCACAGCAGGCCAAAACGTCAGTCTTCCTTAGTTTATCACTCTCAGACGAATACGCCCTGCCTAACTGCAACCTGTAAACGTCCGTTAAGTCGTTGTTGGGCGGATTGAGAAAGTCGTTCAAGACCTCAGCAGGGTCTGTATACATATTCGTCAGACGACTCAAATGATAACCGTGCATATAATTACTATTCGCAGGAACGTCGGGAACCCATTCGCCAGTGCCAATACCAGACCAAATCGGAACCTCTTTCCCACATTTATTGCAACCTATAAAACCTGTGCCGTCAGAACGAATCTTGACACATTCAGGAAAGGACTTCTCGGCACAAGTCCATTCGCCACAACTGCATTTACGCCACCAATAACGCTGGTCAGACTGCTTGAAAAGTAAGTCTATACCGTGGTCTTCGTGACTGGGATTACCTAAATAAACCTCTTCACGGACAGGACTGTGATACATCCTTGCCTTATACTTCTCAATTACGGCATCGTCCATAAAGTCAATCTCGTCGAAAACCACCCTGTCAACAGTAAAACCGGCGGTCTTACTCGATGTATCCTCGTCCGTATCACCAATCTTCTGACTTAATCTGCCACCACGTAAATATAAAAAGGCATTATTTACCTTTTTTAGAAAAGCCGTGTCAGTATCCCGAACATACCTACCTATCGACTGACGATTATTGGTTATTAAAGGCTTAAAAAAGAACTTACTGAAATCGCCAACCTCATCCATAGAAGGGAATATGTGGGCAACACCATTGGGATACCTGCCGCAAATCATACCCCATATGTCTCTTAAACCCTCTAATGTCGTAGCCCCAAACGATTGACCAGCCTTCATATAACATATACGACGACCCTTATACTCCATCGGCTCTAATTGGTATTCGTGACCCTTACCAGAAAATAAACCAGCAGATAACCTGATTCTGTTCAAATCAACCCAATACCAAACATTCCTCGCAGCTAAATCCCGTGGCGTTAAATCCATATTATTCGTAGATTACCTATCTTAACATAATTTCAAAATTAAAATATACTGGGCAGGATAGAGTATCTATTCGCCCCCCGCCCCTTTGGGGGGGTTCGCCTTTTTTACTCCCCCCCCTATGCCATTGCCTTGCGTTAGGCCATCCTGAGCCACGCTGGAGGCCTTAACGGCTACGCCCTGTGCCCCGTGGAGGCAGTTTAGTTCCCGGGTGTAATCTTTTATGCCTTGCCTTCCGCTCTGCTTCTGTTCTTGGCTTGCCATTCCTTCTTGCTCCCGCTGCCATAGCTATTCCTTTTAATCTATACAATTACTTCGGAGGCACATAGCCAACCATCATCGGACTATGGCTCTGCTGCTCAACCTTATTGGGTCTAACAGGTTTAGCAGGCTGCAAAACCTCTGTTCTACTCATTATAGACTGCTCCGCATCATAGTTTAATGGTTTTCCGCCCTTGCTCCTATTGCACTCAAAGCAAGCTGTAATCAAATTACTATCCTCGTCAAGCCCTCCTTTGCACAATGGCATTATATGGTCAACCTCTAACTTGACATCATCTTGTGCTGTCTTACCGCAGTATTGACATCTGAAGTTGTCCCTCTGAAGTATGCTAAAGCGACTACTCCGCCGCTTAGGTCTAACACATTTAGCCGGCGTTCCATATTTTAGACCTGAAAACCTACGCCTACGCATATACTCACGCTGGTAGTCTGTCTTAGCTTGCCCTGTAAGCATCTATGCCATCCTCAGCTTCTGCCTGTTAAGCTCCGCTGCAAGCTCATCAGCCGCTAATGCTTCCTTTTCGGCCAGTTCACGCTGCTTTGTAGTGTCCGCAGTGTTAAGATTTTCAGTAAATACACTGGCAATCTTGCCCAATTGCTCATTACCTTGAGCAACAGAGGTATTGTGGTTATTTCGCTTGCCGTATTTGACCAACCAGCGAGCATTTTCGATGACTTCTTGACGTGTTACATCCGCTAAAATGTCTTGTTTTTCAGCTATTTTCGCCTTTAATTGCTTAATATATGCTAAAACGTGAGGTCTATGTAATACTCTATACGCTGTTATACGTTTCGAGTTTCTTTTGCAAGCTTGGCTATATTTGCTGGCTTCAAAAGCTTTTAAGTCGCTATACCCTAACTTTACATAAGCATCAGCAAGGGATTGCTCTTTGTCTGTCAAGCCGGTTTCTGGATTTTTCATCAAAATGCTCTTTTCGTATTATTTTCGTCTTTTTCGGGATTGTATTGATACATCAGTTTGTCGGTATTGTGGCTGAATTGCTGCCTCATATTATCCCGCTCGTTGTATATTTTGAATAAGTCTGGCTGCTCACGCTTTAGCGACTTTAATAACCGTGCAACCTGGTCGGGACTTAAACTCATCTTTATAGCTGCCTGTTTTAGAGTAAATCCTAACTGTTGCACTAATCCGAACGCCTGCCATTGTAAGTCGGTTATCATATAAGAAAATGCTTGATTTTCTAATTTTTCTCAAAAAATTTACTTATACCCTTCTGTATAGTAGGGGGAAAAGCGGTATGTTTTGGGCTATTTTTTGTATTTTTATTAGATTTTTTTATTAGTCTTATATGACCAAGTGTCCTAAAATTACTTTGCGAAAAGATTTATCCGCCTTTTTAGCTCAATAACAGCCATTTTACATTTATTTTAGTTTTTTTGTTATTTTTTATTTGACTTTTTGCCGATAGTCTCGTATAATTATAATAGAGATAAGAAGATTTTTAACCCTTTATTGGAGGTATGGAAAATGGAAGCATTACGAACCAACACAGGTATTTGGATTTGCCCAAAACATCGCTGTGATTTGGAACCGGAAAAAGGCAAGCTATATTGCCCTGAATGTCGCAAAGAGCAAAAAGCCCGTTTGCAACGTGGATATAAACTTATAAGCAAAGCCCTACAATAACAACCTACACTACCGGCCAGTGCTTTAGCTCCTCCCACTGGTCGGGCTTGTAAGCTGTTAAAAAGATTCACAGGCTCATAGAACCAGAAAGGATTGAAAATGTACAAAGCACAGTTTTATATCACAACAGACACCAAGAAAAAACCCGTATATGGTTATATCATAGCAAAAGACGGCGTTTGTTTTGGTATTCGCAAAGTGGACAATAAAATAAATAACACAAAAACTTGGCTCGTTACAGAATTATCAACGGGTCGGTATATTCCTTATGATTATCGAACTCGCAAGGACGCTATTGATGGAATTGACGGTCTGATTGATACCATTAAGATGGCAATCGCAAAAGCGGAAGGTCAAGGGTAGTTTACCCCCTAAACTTTTTTTAAGAGCTTTAGGGTGGACGTGAGATACTTAACTATTTTAACATTTGGCTGAAAGGGTATAAAAAATGAAAGCTGGCTGCGTAATGTGCTTAAAGTGTGTAGAGTGTGGCAAGAAATACGATATTGCCGACAACGAACTGGATGATTATAACATCTACTGGGTAGAAATAAAAGGTAAAATCGATTTTCTGCCCCGATTACTTTGCCCAGTTTGCACAAAAATATGGACTCAAAAAACCAAGAGATGAAAAATGTCTTTACAAATAGCTATACTCCTGAATGTGGTTTTAATTGTCGGCTTGCCGTTAATAATAATAAAATGGTTGGGAAAGTGAGGCGTAAAATGCGAACACTAAGTTACTACAAAGGTGCTGTTATCCAGTTGAGAAGTGCAAGACGACAGACAAAAATTGCCGAGCATCAACTGGAACTATCGAAAGCTATCCAGTTTGCTCTGTGGCGTATCAAACAAATTGAGGCCAAAGTATTAAACTAAGAAAGGAGAACAAAATGTATGAACAGGAACATCGAAAGAGTGCCGGCTGGTTCACGACAGGAATGGCGATAGTGTTCTTAATCTGCTGTCTGTTGTTATCGTCCTGCTCGACCTTTAACGGTGCTTGTCGGGATGCTCGCTGGGAACAAAACCGGATTATGCAGCACGGGTTTAAGGTTCAATCAGAACTAAAAGGTGAATAACCTCAGCCAGCCCCGCCGGTGGCTTTGTAACCGGCAGTAATTATAACCTAAAAAAAGTGAGGTATGAAAAATGAAAACCTATAAAACTCAAGCAGAATTTGATGCAGATGTTAGAAATGGACTTTTCGAAATTAAGGATGATGTAAAGTTTAAATTTGAACTGATAACCACTTGCGATATTAAAGCTTACGACATTATTGCTTGCGATATTAACGCTGGCAACATTAACGCTTGCGATATTATCGCTGACGACATTAAAGCTGGCAACATTAACGCTTGCAACATTAACGCTTGCAACATTAACGCTGGCGATATTATCGCTGACGACATTAAAGCTGGCAACATTATCTATTACGCATTTTGTTGCGTGTATAACTCAATCACTTGTCATACGTACAAAGGCCGACGGGAAAAATCGGCAGAACCTATCGTTTTGGACGGCACAATAAGCTCATCGAGCCGGAAAGTGAGGTAATTATAAGGGATAAACTATGGACAAACAAAAACCTATATCAGAGTTTGGTCGAGGATTAACTTACTGTATCGGTCTATTCTTGGCTCACACAGAGCGGATAGAAAAATACAAAAAGAGAGCTAAGGTGGGGATGTTGCACAAGTTAATGG